TTCATACTGCTCCCGGCCAAATACCCCGCCGATCAGCTTGTTTTTCAGATAATCGTTCCCGTTGTCAGCCCACAGCCTGTTTTCATCAAACCCGGGATTGGATCGCTTTACTGCCTCCAGAAAAGTTTTGTATCCCATATTGGTATTTCCATTGCTGTCCTCTTCCAGCTGGTAAACGGCGCACGGCCATTTTTCCTTGTTCCGGTCGCCGGATTGCCACATCTTGGCGTAATACCCTTTCTGCTCCCCTTCCGCGATGTCCAGCCAGATCACCGCCATCGGTTTCCCGTTCCGGGAGGTTGTTTCCGTCACCTTGCAGATCTTGCAGACATGCCCGCCTAACTGCAATGGTTCAAAGGTTCCAAATTCCTGCGTCGATTCATAATTTCTTGGCTTGTACATTCTGTGTTCCTCCTATATTTCCCAATATTCCCGTATTTTTTGGTCTACCATTTTCAGGTCGTTGTCAATTTCATTGCTTTCAAACAGCCCCATCGGGCTTTTGGCCGTGGTGTACCCGTCGCTTTGGGTCGCAAAATAATGGCGCTGCCCGTCTGTTTGGCACAACAGTACAATCGAAAACAGCCCCTCCACCGTCAGCTTTTCGTCCAGCATCTTTCCAACGGTTTTGGCTTTTGTCTTTCCCTCCGCCGTGGTTTCCACATGATGCAGAAAATACACCACCACGTCCTCCGGCAGGGATTTGATGATAAATTGGATCAAACGGTAAAAGTTTACCGCCATATCTGTAAACTTTTGAAAGCCGGTTTCTTTTGCTTTGTCAAATAATTCAAAGCAAAGCAAGTACTGGCTGTCATCAATCGCGAACACCTTTTTTCGGCTTTGCTGCAACCCGGCCATGATGGTTTTGTAATCGCTTGTGGTTACCTTGGACAGCTTTTTCCGGAACGGAAGCGGCTTTCCCGCAATATTAAAGATGCTGATCTCGTCCGTTTCAAAATTCCGTAAGCTGCTGCTTTTCCCGGAACCCGATTCCCCAAGGATCAATACCGGTATTCCCATCCTTCCATCTCCTTCCTGAACGTAAGGTCTGCTTCCTTTCCCCTTTCGAGCCTCCGCAGCAGGCTCCGGGCGCTGGAATGGTCCCGTTCTTCCCGCGTTTCTTCCATATTCAAATTAACTTTCATCGTCAAGTCTCCATTCTACCGGGCACATCGGCCCCCTTTGTTTGTCAATGTGATACAGCCAATACCCGTTCGCGAAGCAGAACCACGCTTGATGGATCGGCGTTTTCACGCACAGGTCGCAGTAAAAGCAAACAAATGCTTTCGCGGGAATACGATATTCATATCCGTTCCAGTACCCTACGTACATTGCCCCGCTGTGCTGTAGGTTCATGCCGAATACCCCAATTCGTAAAGCCTTTGGCTGATCGCCCGATATGTTTCAGCGCAGGTTTCAATTTTTTCCTCGTATTCGGACAGGATTTTTTCTTTCGTATCCATGTCCAAAAGGCGAAGCTCCTTCAAAAATGCCTCGCAATCTTTCTTTTCTTCCATAAGCTTATCCCTTTCAGCCGAAAGGCGGTCGCATTCTTCTGCCATTCTCACAAGCTTCGGGGCAGGCTCCGGCAAATCATCGCCGTGCCGGTTGTATCCGATCTCTTCCACTTGACTTTACGCCCCCTTTGGTGTATCCTGTATGTATACTACATTTTGTGTGCTTCGTCTTGGTTGTGTCAGAACCGGGCGAAGCTTTTTTCTGCCCTTTTTCAGCTTGTCCATCATCACACATGCCGGTATCCACCCGGCAAAGATCAAGCCGCTAACCAGGGCTGTCAGTACTTCCTGCATCTTTGCACGTCCTTTCTTTTTCTTCCCATTCCTTTTCCAGTTCTTCCCCATGCTCCGCGACAAAATTAAAATACATATCCGCCAAGTGCTGATAAATGCGCTTGGTTTTTTCATTGTAAGGAAGCGTATACCCCTCCATGGAATCCCTCACCGTACCGTCAGCCATGATATTGGTCACGTAAGCCACCTTGCCGGAGGAAAGAACTACCTTTCTTGCCATGATCATCACCTCCCTTCAGATTATGATAAGCCGGATTTGTCCTATGCTTCCTGTGAAGCATAATCGTTCAGTTCAAATCCCAGCGCCTTTGCGATCTCCCACGCCAGCAGGACCGTTGGGGTTTTTGTCCCCCGTTCGATCTGGCACAGCATGGGCTGGGTGATCTGTACTTGCTCCGCCAGTTCTTTCTGTGTCATGTTTTTTGCCAAACGCCTTTCCCGGATCACCTGCCCAACGTTCACCTCGTACCCCTCCTTTCCCCCTGTTTTTGATAAAATAAGAGAAAAAATAAATTCTTTCTCTCTTTTTTGACAAAATCCTACTGCCGCATATGATAATATGTAAAAAAATGACAGAAAGGGTTTTGACATAATGATGAGTCCTTTAGATCTTATCCTGTGTGTTGCAATCAACGCTTTGTGGATTCTCCCTGTGATTTTGGAGTTATTCATTTTTCCTTTTATGAATTATCGAAAAAGAAATCAAAAAGAAAAAGAGCTGCTTAAAATTGAAGGGCCAAGATTAAACTGCATAAATTGTGATTATTGTAAAAGGAAGCTTTATAAGCCGTTTTACAATTCTTACCATGGTGCGCAGTACGTTCCTTCATGGTGCCGAAAGTTTCAAATAAAGTTACCCTGGGACACTTCTTGCCGGTGCAAGGCGTATCTACCCGAACAGGCTGAACGACAAAATACATCGCAGCATATTACAAATAAAAGCAGCTTTGAAAAGTAGCGCTTATGACCGGGACTCTGCCGTTCTTGTAATTCCAATACAAGGGCGGCTGTTTTTTTGGTTCTGCTTCGCTTGTGCTTCTGAAACCTCTTTAATTCTTTCTTTTTACGTAAGTTTTGAAGCAAAAAAAATATTCATCGCACGCTCTTTGGATAGTTCAAGAACCTCCATACTTTTACACATAAATGGATAAGTAGGGTTTTCTCCGCTTAAAACTCTGGAAACTGTTTCGCGGCAAACCCCCATTTTCTGGGAAAAAGTCGTGATGTTATAATCTTTTCTTGCCATTTGAGCTTTTAATTCTGGAATATCAACATAATACATGCTTTCCTCACCTCCAACAACTTTCTTTTTACGTAAGTTATTATATCACGCCGCACCCACCCTGTCAATACTTTTTGCGAAAGTTTTTCCCCGTTTTCCTGAAAAAATCTTGCGTTTTGAGAAAAAAATAGCTATAATGTAGGTAAGAGAATTGAGGTGAAACACATGACAATAGGAGAGCGGATCAAACTCAAACGATTAGAAAACCAAATGACCCTATTAGAAGTCGCCGATCTCATTGGCGTAAAAGAGGCTACCGTACAACGGTATGAAAGTGGGGAAATTAAAAACTTAAAACAACGCACCATTGCTCGCCTTGCGGAAATTTTTCATACTACCCCGGCCTACCTGATGGGCTGGGAAGAAAAAAATACCCCCAACACTGAAACCAGCGTTGAAGGGATTGATTTAACACAGTCTGAAGAGGAAATTATTAAACTGCTCCGGCAAATGGATAAGGAGCAAATTATTCAAGCGATTCTTGCTTTGCAAAAGATTATTTCTGATCAGAATGGCGGGAAGGGGCAATAATACCTGTTTCTTTTGCATAGGCAAGCAATTCCATAAAATACGCAATCAGTTCCTCTTTTGTTTCATTTTTCAACTCACTAAAATTGTCCATTCTGATTCCCCTTATTATATGTCGAACATTTGTTCTGTTTGCTGTTGTGGTTTTATTATATCACTGTATCCCGAAAAACGCAATCGTCAGTTTGTAGTAAAAATAGGAAAATATTTCTACTTTTCGTAACTTGACATTTCTTTTCAACCTTATCTTAAAATGTTTTCAACAATTTCGGGTCGTTTTCTGCCATATTTTGTAAAATTTTAGGAGAAAATGAAAGAAAATAGTATATTTTTTGTAGTAATATATTATTATCATTATATTGATGATGCGCGTATCAATCTGTTAACGCGTTTTACTTCCAAGCAGAACAGGAGGAAATACTATGCCGGCAAGCAAAACTAAAAACGGACAGAAACCGATCTTTCTTTAAAACCAGTCGATT